TCTTTATTAACCCTCAGCCTCTCACTACCCTCCGTCGTCACCACAAACCGGCCATCGCTGCCGGTATCAACTACCTCAGCCTTGGTGTTGCCCTTCTCGATCTTGTCGAGAGATATACCACCAGTGACTGATGCAGTCCACTTTGTACCATCCCAGACGTAGTTTACATTACCACTTGAGAAGGTTTGGTTTAATGTAGGTGATGCGGGAAAATTAATAGCCATTAGTTGGTTCCTCCTTCAAGGGCGGTGAGACGTGCATCTAGTTGTGCGTTCTGGGCTTCAAGGGTTTCGATGCGCTCCATTGCTTCCTGCAACGCCTTCACTGCCTTCATGTAGAGCACCGACTGGTTGACGCCTTTGGTGACTTCACCAGTCTCGTTACCGTCTTCGTCGCGGTCAGGCGCTTCAAACACCAAGCCAGGGCAGACAGTCTCTAGCTCTTGGGCAATGGGACCGATCTGGCGATGGGTTTCGTGCCCGGTTTCGGCTTTGAAGTTCCAGTTACGGATTTGGATTGCTTTAAGATCGCTCCACTGAGAGCCAGCGTCGACAATGTTTTCCTTTAGCTTGGCGTCAGAGATTGCGGTGTAGCTACCGTTGGTATTGACAACGTTGCCATTTGTGTAAACGGCATAGCTGATTGTGTATCCTGTAATGCTTGCGGCAGAGTGCCCACCAAGCTGAAGCCAATTTGTAGTCCCAGCCCCAGCATTACTAGCAAATGAGAAGACACTGGTAGTACCTCTAGTGTAGGCGGTGCCATCACTCGCAATCCTCATCCGCTCCGTCGGGCTGCTTGCTCCGTCGGCCGTGGTGGCGAACGTTAATCTGCCTGGCATGTCGTTAGTGCCGGGGGTGCCGTCTACTGCTGCGGTGATAGAAGCTGCCTGTATATCTGCTGTCCCATCAGCACCACTCCAACCCAACTGGCCTAGTGTGTCTCCAGAGTTGACGATTGTAAACGAGCCCGCTGTAGTACCTCTGGATTTTGAAAAATTGAATCCAGGGCCAAATACACCATTATTGTTGCGAGCAAGAGAGAAGAGTACATCAGAGCTTCCTTCGGCCTGAAGCAGATAAGAGCCGCGCGCAGTAGACGTGCCAATTAAGAGGCGTCCCGAGCTGTCGATACGGGCACGTTCGGAACCATTCGTCGAGATGGCTACTTGGTCTGCACCTGGGGAATAAATACCCGTATTACTATCACCTTCTGGAGAAAGACCAGGCAGTGCTGCAGTACCAGCTAGGAACGTAGAAGTACGATTACCTTGTGGTGAAACATCTACCCATTGGCTAGTGTTACCGTCATTATACCAGATATAAAAACGACCACCAATGCTGTCATACCAAAGAGAATCCTCAGTAGGACTAAGTGGGGCAGTATCAGATACAACAACTGACCCAGCCCAATATCGGTTCTCAGGGTCATTAGGAAAATAGCGACTCCAGACCCACGTAGAACTGGTACCGTTATAGTAGATTTCAACAGTTAGTGCAGAGTTACCAACAAATCCTACAGGAACACCAACAATAGGCGTAAAGGACTCAATACCAGTGGAATCGGTAATGCGCAATGAGTCTCCATTAGTAGGAGAGCCAGGAATAGCAGCAACGTTGGCAACAGTAGTGTAGGCCAGTGCTTCAGACACAGCAGATAGAGCTGAAGATGCTGTAGAGTTAGCTGTATTAGCTGTAGAAACAGCACTAGCAGCAGCCGCTGAAGCAGAATTAGCAGTAGATACAGCTGAATTAGCCGTACTTACTGCTGAGTTGGCTGTGCTAACTGCTGAGTTAGCTGTACTAATGGCGCTAGCTGCTGAAGCTTGGGCAGCAGTTGAGTTACTGAGAGCTGTATTAGCAGTTGTTGTAGCAGCATTAGCCGCTGCAGTGGCGGCAGCTGCATTATTAGATGACTCCTGTGTCACATAGAGACCCTGAACAAAGTTATTGTTGAGGTCTTGTGCACGAATAGCAGAGCCAGAATAGAAGGTAGATGCTAGATCAGTGTCATCAGTCTGACGATAAATGACAATAGCAGCACCATTGGCAGGTGCATTACCAGCTGTGAACAGAACCTGACCACCAGTCTTAGTGCTGTAGTTAAGGCTCTGCAGATTGTAGTGAGTACCAGCTGTCTTAAGGACACCAGCCACAGTGACCTTAATATCAGTTGACTCCAACCATTTAAAAGTAAAAGAAAATGGGCCTAAATTAGACCCATCACCAGTGAATGTATTTTGTGTAGTTGCCATCTTAAAGGTTAACGATACATTTGAGTAAGTCGTTCAATCTCTGCCTTACGACGATCAGCAGCTCGTGCAGCATCATCAATACGACCTTGACGCATCATGTTCTTATTAGTCAGTGACTCTTGAATAGAGCGCCACATCGGTTCATTTTCTTGCTGCATACGAAGTTCAGCAGCTTTCTGAGCTTGAGTCATGATATCATTCAGTACTGAATAGACTTCACTTTGAGCTGCTTGTATCTCTTCAGATGGACGACCTTGTACTCGCATTGCACGAATACGATCCAACTGATCGTTATACTTTTTGTTCTTACTTAGTTTATCAAATTCCTTCCACAGCTGCTGTTCACCGATGTACTTATACAGTACTTCGCGTTCCTGTGGGGTGTATTCGTGGTTACCAGTGCTGTCCTTGCGGATCATCTGAATACCATCCCAACCACTATCGATCAACCACTGACGCCAAGGCTCAGTACCTTCACTGATCTTAACTGGATTAACAGCGTTGAGAGCACGCAGTACCGGGTTATCGATGTCGTTAAGGGGCTTACCAGTGTAGATATCGATCTGTTCAGGAAGCTGACTAGAGAAGCCAGGAAGCCTGTTTTTAACATAACCTACAAGGTCATTGTAGATATCCTTTTGGGAACTAGTGATGGCATTATTGACAACACCAAGTGCACCGGACATAGGTATAGCAGATCGCGCTTGATTAGCAAGATAACGAGTGATAGCAGTTTCATCACCGTTAGCAATAGCGACAATAGGCTCTAGGCCGGCAACCCAGGTTTTATTGACAAATGTAGCAGAAAGAGTCCACGCTAATTTTTTACCAAAGTCCTCAGTAAGGGTAGAGCCAATATCACGAGAGTAATAAGCTAGGTCACCAACAAGAGTGAGGATCGTATCAAGAGGTTCATAGCCAGCGTAGCTTATCCACTTGCCAGCAACGTTGATAGTCTTAGGTTGCCAGTTAAAGTTATCACGCAGCTTCTTACGTTCACCAGCATTAACAGGACCGTTGCCACGGATGTTACCACCAAGAGCATAGCCCATCATAGACGTAGACAACAATGCACCAAAGGCTACACGGCCACGATATTCAGCCTCAAGTCCCTTGAAGATAGCCATACCATTAGGCACACCATCATACGCAATGTTATGGTCTATGAGAGCATCTTTGATTTTGTTGATGTCATCACCAGCCATCAGTACTTTAGAGTACTTATTTATACCAGGTAGGGTCGCAATAGGTGTGTAAGACATAGCCATCTTAACACCATTAATACCTGTACTTGGGAACATAAAGAAACCTTTGAGGATTGGAAACTTATTGATACCACGTGTAATAGCAGTAGCTAGTTCACTATCCAAGTTAAGTGCAATCTCTCCAGCAGCATTCTTAGCAGCTGCATCAGTGAGGTTACCGAGAGCATCAAATGCTTCACTATAAGCAATCTTCTCAGCCTTAGCCAGCTGTTGTGCCAGTTCAGAGCCTTTATAGCCAATACCAAAAAGTTCATCCCATGCACGTGCACGAGCCATTTGAGAGGCTATAGTGCTTTGTACAAAGGCATCAGCACTAATCATTGCGTTAGTACCGTACTTAGCCCAACGCCAATTACCAAGGTCATACAAAAACCTAGCTGAGCGATACTGGAACAACTGCCCCCAGTTACCATCCTTCTCCCACACCTGTTCCATATCGGCCAGGGTATCCCAAATGGTAGGAGTATAGTCAGTTACAAGGTCTTCACGTGCCAGTTCACGGAAGTCCATTGTAGCATCACTGCCCCATTTACCGTTATTCCAGGTTCGCTTAAACGTATCCCAGGAAGCTCCAAGAGCTCGCTTATTGACAGTCAAAAATGAACCATAAATATAAGTAGCCCTGCGAAGGTCATCAACGGTGTTTTTGCCCATCAGCATACCGATACCAGTACCGAGATATGCGTTACTAGTACGAAGCGTAAGTGATACAGTGTTACCAGTGACAGCTTTAACAGCTGAGATGCCAGACAACACATTGTTATACACCACTGCCCATGCACCTTGTGCAAAAGCATTCAAACCACCATCGCTGTTATAGATAAGGCCCATAGGGCTTGTTTGCTTAGCGCTCCACTTCATCAGCTTATCAAGTGTATCTACATCACCCTTGGATAATGCAAAGGCATCAATAAGAGGCTGTGCAGCATCAGGACGTTCCGTAGCAATAGTACGGATCATGTCCCGATAGCTCTGTGCTTGGAGGTTCTTCTCTTGTACCTTAAGATCAAACTGTTCAGTAATCTGCCTAATAGCAGACTCCTTATCAGGTGAATTCTTAAGGAACTTCTGCCAACGATCTTGGTTCTTAAGTGCCCAACCTGCGATGTACTTATTGAGAGCATACTCTTCCATAAGGAAAGCAAGGCGGTCACCAAGCATCTCAGTAGTACGACCAAGGTCAGCACTTTCAGGGAATGCCTTATAACCCTCAGCGATATCAGCTACCTCACGTCCTACGGTATCCATAGCACGAGCTGAGGTTTCAGTAACAACCTTACCAAGATATTTATCAGTAAGATCACGCATAGCAAAGCCAATAGCTTCTGCCTGAATATCATTAACGTACTTAATGGCTCGTCCATCAAGCAAATGCTTCACATCGCGTGCATCAAGGAAGAGGTTCTTGAGATCAGACACCTTATCGGTACCAATGATGTCATTGTAGATCTTCCAGGCTGCATCACTCATCTGAGCTTTGGTGTACCTGAATCCATCAACCACAGCATCGAAGTTACCAGTAGCACGAGTGCCTTCAGCTAGGTCTTCAATAAGGTTACGAGATACAGCATTACCCTTACTAAGGTCGTAATAGGCACGCTCAGATAGGATAGGAGCTGGTGTACCGCTAGTTGTACCAAGCTTAATAGCAGTAGTATCAGCCATGTTCCTAGCGATATTACCAGGAGGAATGCTAAGAGCAGCAGTAGAGCCTTCTGGGAACATGTTAGGAGTGACCATAGGATCAACACCAGCAACCCCTTCAGGATCGTCCATAAGGCGCCCCTTACCTACCTCATCGATCTGACTATCACGGCTTACCTGTTGACGCTCTACAAACGATTCCAGGGGGCTCTCAGTGAGATCTGATGCACCTGTGTTGACGTACTGTTGGCTGAGTTTACCAGACTCACCATCAAGTGCCTTGATTTGGCTTTGCAGTTCACTAATTAGACCTTGTTGTGTAATAAGTGTTTCTGGATCAATAGCAGGTGTAGCGGCTACCTGATCCAGCTGTTGCTGTAGGTCCATGCGTCGTGTATCGATCTCAGACAACCGAGTAGCAGTAGCAGGATCAGCGTTGACCAGCACTTCAGAGGACATAAACTCCTTAGCTGCTGTATCATTTGGTTTGAACCAATCCATTACACCACGACCAGCAGCAGCAGAGTAACCGATGATATCACCAATAATACTAATACCAGCTGATTCGTAGATGTTCTTCTGGCGCCTTGCTTCAGGAGAGTCAGTGTCCTTTACTACAAGGGCATCAGGAACTGGCAGCCACGGAGCTGCTTCTTTCACAATCGTCGATACTGTATCTCCTTCAGATTGGTCACTAATAGCATTAACAGCAACATCACCAGCAACGTTAATGCCAAGTGCAGTAAGACCACGTGCAACAGCACTACCAGTCATACCAGCAGTAGCAACACGTGATGCAGCACCAACACCAATACTAGGCACAAGGACAGAAGATACTTCCCTTACCTTTTGGAAGGCAGGATTCTTAAACTTTGTCTTAGCATCCCAAGCATCATCAATCCATTCAGCACCTGTAACACGACCAATAGTCTCTAGCCCAAAGTCAATCATACCCATACCAGCTGCTCCAAGTCCCTCAAGGGTACGTTGAGCATAGGTACCAAGGTCCTCACCAAGAGTAGCATTAGGGTCACCGCTACCATAGATGAAACCACTGCCACGATTAAGAGGCTGTTGTGGTTGCTGTTGACCGCCACCAGTAAGTTGTTGAATGGCTTGCTGTTGGGGAGACTTAACAGGTTGTACATTACCAGCAGCTTGGTTTTGAGCTGGTGTAGCCTCCTGATACATTGTCTCAGGAGCATTTGTCTGAGGATTATACCTAGGAGCTTCTGATTCTAGAGCTTGATACTGAGCCTCCTCCTCAGCTAGGATACGCTTCAGTTCTTCTTCGTCAACATAGGGGGATTGTGTCATACTGATTTACCGTGTAAGAAACTGAAACGCCGTCCATCCGGCAATTGAATAACAACTTTGTGGCCATGTGCAGTTGGAGTTTTACTAATAACTCTAGCTCCATTTTTAATAAAAAGTTTAGAACCTTTGGCAGTGGGGTAATCAATACCATGAGACCCACGTGCTACGTGTTCATCAAAGCTATCCCCTCTTCCAGGAAGTCTCCTTTTAAGATCACCAAGGCTAATACGCCCAAACTCTGGATCTTGAACCTCGACAAAATTATCAAGCGCATTCTCAGCAAAGCGTTGTCGATTTTCCTGTTTAACATCTAAGTGTTCTCCAGTAGAAGTCGGGCCAATATCGCCTGTGATGTAAGCAAGTGTAGGACGCATGAATGCTTGGTTACGTGCAGGCGCAGCTGCGGGCTTATATGGTTGATCCACATTAACACCCATCTGCTGCATAACACGTATAATCTTACTAGGATAAGCAGCTTCACCGCCAGCATAACCGCCAGCAGCAATTGCTTCAATAGCTTGACGTGGAGTCTGAGCCCTTGACAATCCAGGAGCATACCTAGGATCAGTCATGAGGTTCATGAAGTCCTTAGCAGACTCAAGAGGAGAAGCATAATCCCTCCAGTAGGAACCGTTCTTTTGTGTACCTTGGCCAGGACGTGCTTTAATATTAAAGACATTGTTTTTACCTGAGGTATACTTACCCCAGCCACTTTCCAATGCCCACATAGCAGCCATTACCTGTGGGAATTTAAACCCAGATGCAGTACCAAGAGACTGTACATCAGTAAAACCACTATTGCCTGTACGTACAGTAGCAGGTGCATTGCCGCTACCAATGATAGCTGTATTAAGACGATCCTGAGTAAGGGGTTGTCCTAGAATACTACGCAATACAGGGTCATTGATTTGGTTTAGTTGATCCCTAAATCCAGGCTTCACTCGTTGTGTAAGTCCTGCCGCATTAAGCTGCGCATTAAGTAGATCCGTAGTAGTAACACCTGGTTGTGATCTTTGTAGGATATTTAAGACTTCAGGCATCGAAAATGGTTTACCACTAGCAATCCTATTATCAATGTCCTTAAGAAGAGCAGGGCTTACCAGAATTTCTTCATTAATGATGTTGCGATTGGCATTAAAGCGGTTTACAACATCTTTTGTATTGATGATATCAATGGCAGCCGGAGCATTAGCGTGCTTACCAGGTGTAAAGGATCCATAGAAAGCCTGTGTTTTCTTAGCCGAAGCAGATCCAACAACAGTGAACCTACCAGTCTGCTTTTCAATCGCAGTTAGTACGTCATTACGCGCTTGAGCAGCTGCAGCACTAGGCTCCATCGTCTCAGCGTATTCCTTAAATCTTTGGGTGTACAAGTTATACGCATAAGCAGATGCACTACGTAGGCTGTAGTGAGCAGTACGATCAGTACTATCACCAATCAAATTTTTCTTGAGTGCAGCAGTCAATTCCTCCTTAACTACTTTTGGATCAATACCAGCACTAGCCCTACGATTGTCTAAATCTTGTGCTCTGTTAACCCAAGCTTCTTTTACCTCGGGAGGAACACCAGGTTGGTATACATCCTCTGTAGTGAGAGTTCCTAACTGGTACGCTTCACGGAAAGTTTTAGTCCAGAAGTCAGTATTCTGTTGTTCAGTAGTGAAGGCAAGGTACGCTTGGAGACGATCAGTGTTGATACCCTGTGTTTTACCCTCTTTGATAATAGACTGAAGAGTTTCTTCATTGGGATTATTATTCTTTACCCAATCAAGTAGCTGATCTTCTTTACGCTTATTCTCACGACGCTCTTGGGCTTCAATGAGTTGGAATTCAGACTCTTGGTCTTTTTGTCTAGCATTCTTCAGATCATCAAGGCGGCGAGGGAATCGGTCATACCAACTACCTTGGTCTGTCTGTGCTTCTTTGAGCATACGCTCAACATCAGCATCAGAGTAACGAGTAGTATCAGCCAGTTCTTTATAGATAATATCTAGTGCTTCAGCATTACCGACTGGTGTTACACCATCTTCCCTGTAGCTACGTGCGGAAGTTCTAAATGCTTCAGCAAGGCTCTCTCCAGTCTTTGTGCGAGACATACCACTAAGTGCATCATCACGCATCATGGATGACTTATTGACTACATCTGACTTCCTAGCAGCCTCAATGTATGAACCATATACTCCCCTCATCTTCATAAGGGCAGGTGCCATGAAATCAGCACTTAGTCCGAAGACACCATTCTCTTTAAGGAATTCACCAAAGATGGTTTGCATTGCTGCTGTACGCTCTGGTGCAGTAAGCGCCTTCATCTCATCTAGTTTGGCTTGAGCGTAACCAGGGAACTCAGCAGTGATGATCTCCATGTGAGCTTTAAGGCGACCATAGTCACGTGCCTTATTGCCACTCAATAGACTGGTAACAACAGTAGGATCTACTCCCCTTGATTGAAACCCTTCAGCAATTTGATCTTGTGCTTCACCACTCTGCTTAAGCAGTGATTCAGCACCAGCTACTGCTTGTTGACGTTGTGGTGATAGACCGCCTGTAGCTACTTCCATGTAGCCAGCTAGCATATCAGACTCATCTTTAGCTTTACGGTATTCAGTAAGGCCTTCGCTGAGTGTTGTGCTGAATTTAGCTAAACTTTCAAACGTAGCTTCTACGTTCTTACCACGCTGTAGCTCACTTTGGATTAGTGTTTGAGCATTCTTACCAATAGCTTCCTGACGTTTTTCAGAAAGCTTTCGCTCCCACTGATAGTTTTGATCGCGATCTCGTGCTTCGATACTAAGCTTACGCTCAAGACCTGCACCATACTCGTCTCTAACCTGTTTAATGTCCCTACGGTTCTCTTCCATACCACGTATGATACGGCTGTCTCGTTCTTGCATTCTAGCAAGACCTTCCGTAGGTGCTTTAATAGGATCGAAACCTAGACTCCGGGCGTACCCTCTGTAACTTACTTGATCCATTTTAATTTATTTAGAATGGCTTACCACTAAAACTTAATCCTGTTGTATCAATGCCAAAATCATATTTACTTCCAGAGCTACCAATCGCACCAGCAATACTAGTTAAACCTTGACTGGCTGCTCCAATCCATGAACCAGTAGACGATGCCATGGCACCTTTAATTGGCTTAGGACCAAAGTCAAACTGCTTTGGCTTACGTGGCTTGAGGTACTCAGCACGTGGTGTAGTAAGTGGTTTAGGCGGTTGAGGAAGACGATCAGGACGAAGCATACGACTAGCTTCTGCTGCAAGATCGGCACCAAACTTATCGTTAGCAATCTTGCGAAGAGCAGATGCTGCATCAGCCTTGGCACTCAATAGCGACTCAGCAAGGATTGCTTGGTTACGACCAAGAGCAGCGAATTCAGCTTGCTCCATCTTCTCTGCACTTCTACCTTGTTGACCTTTGACAGCAGCAACTCCTTCAGACTGGAGAGCTTTAATAACAATGTCCTGGTTCTGGAAGGCCGTCTCTTTCATTGTGTCTTCCAGTTTACGGTACTCTGCTTCATTAGCGGCAGCTTGTGCCATCTGGTTGAAGGTAAGCTGCTGACCATAGATCTGTTCAGACTTAGCATATTGCTTCATCTGAGAAGCATACTCAAAGTCTTGAATCTTTAGATTATACTGCCAATCCTGAAGGTTGGTAGCATCTTTAAATGCAGCTAGAGTTTCTTCGTTCTTTTCGTTAAGGCGCCACTGTTTAGTACTATGGCGCCAGTCAGCCATGGTGCTGCGCCTACCGTAACGCCAAGCTTGTGTACTATACTTATGTTGAGCTTCAATGGCAGCATTCTGAGCATCAGCTTCGGCTTGTCCACCCAAGCCTCCCATAACGGCACTGCCAATACCAAGAATTGCACTAATTGGATCTATAGCCATTACTAACTCCTCCTATAGAAGCCAGGTGAGTATTGTCCTTCCCACTGCATAGACACAAGACTAACAGGGAACGGAGTATTTGAAGTAACTTTCATTGTGTAGTTATCAGGTCTCTGGTAGATAGGTACTTTATAAACATAGGCATCACGGAATGGAGATGTATTAGAGATATAGAAATCAGCAATTTGTGCACCACCAATACTAGACCACTCAGGCCTACTGCGATCTCTAATGTTGAAGTAGATATCACCACCAAGTCCTGTATAGAATGCCATACGAGATGTAGTAGTAATAGCAGTGAAGTCAACACCTGCCTGACCCATAGAGTAGTAGTACCTAGGAAGCGTTACCTCCATGTTGTACTCATACCCAACATAGATATAGTTACTGGTAACATTACCTGGGATAGTGAAGTACGTACCACCACCATCAGTTGCCAGTACAGCTACATTGGTGTAACCAGATTGTGTACCAGGACTACCTACTTTAAGCAAGCCAACTACGAATCTAATAACCTTACTGGTGTTAAAATACGTAGGTAGATATACCTTAGTAGTGTCCGTGATATTACTGTAACTAGGAGCTGTTGGTGGGGTTGGTGATACCATGGTATTATCAGTCACCTCACACCATGAATCCAGGTTAGGATCAACAGTGTTACCAAGGCTATTGATAAGACCACCAGTACTAGGAGCCAGTACAAGTTTGTATTGTGTGACTGTATATCCCTCAGTACCACTAGTCAATACATAGAGAACATCGCTTTGGATTGATGTATGGATAACATTAGATGGTAGCTGCCAGCGAACCCATGCAGCCATCACACGCTCGTCTGCCTGCTCGTAGTACCTATGGAGGTACATATAGTTAGATGTCCTACCAGAGGCTACCCACAGGCCATTCTGGGCACTTCCTACGGTCTCTGTAATGCTTTGCGGCATCCACTCAGGTACAACCTTTGTGGTTTCAGTAACAGTAGGTGTCTCCCTTTGTCCTCTAACAAAGATTTCAAAGGCTCTAGACCAGCTCTGGTTACGGCTAACATACAAAACAGTGGAGCCTAGGTCAACAGGCTTGATGTACCTATCACACTCGTAATTAGCAATGGTGCTGATGGAGCAGTTAGCAGGTGTCCATGCACCATTCTCTGCTTCCATTAGGAACTGCTGACTATCACTAAACAGCAACAAACCTTGTGTAACTGGTACAACTGACCGAACAGTAGCTGGTTTGATGCTTGCACAGCTAAGATCAATAGGATCAGATACAGTAACAGTAGTAGCTGATTTGTGATAGAAGTTATAGTAATCTCCAGCTTGAGACATGGAGACATTATCTTCAGTTAGGAACCCAAGTCTATTGTTAAATAGGAATACATCCTGAATGGTATTATTAACAAAGGTAGGATGACTGTTTGATTCCTCATCACCAACCAAGCGTGGTTCCCATAGCAAGGGAAGGTTGTTAATGGTCTCTGAGCCGTCCAGGAAGGTGGCTCTGAACGTCAGAGGACTAGTGCTAGTGCGAATCAAGGCAATGGGCATTGTAGCCTCGTTTATGCCTGTACTGACGTTGGGTGCCACAGTCTCTTCCCAGTAACCCTTACCACTTGACCCATCATCAGCGATGAATTTCAGATAGAAGTCGTCTTGGCTAGCGTTAGTGTTGTTGATCTTAACAACTTGGTTATGCTTAGCTTGTTCAGGAAGCCTGGCAAATGTATCTACAGAGTCCTGAAAAACACGAAGGTCCTTACCGGTGACACCTGCGAAACCAGACACATTAGTATCTGTACTAAAGGTCAAGTAGATTGTATTGTCAATGATAGTCTTCGTGGCGAACCCACCAGTAATGGCTGTTGAGATACCAGTCATCACAGTTCCAATAGTCAGGTTACCAGAACCAGAAGCATGGGAAGTGTAAGTATATGTGGTGCCATTGATAACTACATTGTAGGCAGTATTATGCTCAACACCGGAAACAACAACAGTGGCCTGCCTTTTAGCATTCCAACTAGGAGCTGCCTTAGCAGTTACAACT